CTCTTTAGGAGCCCCAGCAATATTAATACGCTGTTGCTGTTCTTGTTGCTCTGCTACTTCTGTTGGATCAATAGCCATACTAAATTACTTAATTTGAAATTGCTCTGGAAAACCTACTTCTTCTTCTGCACCAAGTTTTGGTTTGTCGCCAAGAAAAGCTAACTCTATGTATTGTTGCCTTGTTAAAGGTAAATTAAACCTTTTCATAAGAGCTAATACACCGTCATCATTCCCAGCTTGGGGGGTCAATTCCACCTGCTCTTTCATCTACTAATCTCCTTGTTTCATTTAAATCTATTTCACCGCTTTTATATCTTTGCCATATTGCGTCAATATCTGCCACATTTTTTGCACTTTGTTTGAATTTATCAGTAAATAAACCTCTTACAGCTTCCCATGTAATTGATTGCATTTGTCTTGGCAGTATACCACGTTCAGCAGCAGCGCGTCTATACGCCTCTGCATATAAACCATAATTGCCTGATATGCCTGATACAGAAGAACCTTTTGTAGTGCCTCTGCCTTTAACACTCATATTTTTAAAATTGTGATCCACCTCTAAAGAGTTACCTGATAACGGACGTAACAATGCTCCAGCAACAGCATGAGTATCTATAGTTACATCACCAAATAAAGCATTAGGGCTGTATATATTGTTATAAAAATTTCTAACTTTATGACGTTCACCCATTAATTTAGAAATAGTTGTAACATCTCCATTTGCATCAATAGACGCAACGGCTTTGCCAATTTCATTTAACGAACCCCAAGCTGCTTTACTTGCCGATCCATCTGCATTTGTAGCAACATCTAGAAAATCACCTTCTGGGCCAACAATACGATAATCTGATTTATTATAAGTTTGATCGTATAATCTCACAAACAAACCTCTCAATGTTGCTTGCACTGCTGGATCGTCATCTACTATTTCTGAATATGATTTACCTTTAATAAGATTTAATAATGGTTCGTACTTAGGTTTATTTAATGACGGCAAAGATTTGAAGGTCTGTTCCATTTCATTAGCAAATTTAAAATCTTTTTGTTTTATAGCTACGTCAAGAACACGTTGTGCTAAACTTACATTTTGATACCAATCTTTTTGCGGAGATAAAGCAGCTAACGCGCCGGCTATAGATGTATCAGGCACCTTATATTCTGCTGACCAATTATCAGTTATTACTCGCGCACCATCATACCACTTTTGGCTACGAGCTCTAGTTGCATCAGGAACTTTGTCATGCAAATAAAGAAGATTATCTTTTAAATGTTCTATAAATCGTTCTGCTGTTTCATCAACAGTTTCATTAGAAACAGTCAACATATTAGGATAATCTTTAGTTATGTTAACATTAAATTCGTAAAGTGTTGGCTCTAACTTCATTTCTTCTAAACCAACAATCAAATCTCCTGTCATTGCATCTTCAGTTGATGCTTTAGCTGTTGGAAGTCTTGTTGATATTCTGCCTGGAAAACCACCGTCTGCATTTGTTTTATTAATTGCAAACATATTACCACCGAGACTTCCTACTGTAGGCATTTCTCCAGGCTGGTTTATTCTTTGTTTAACAACATTACCCATGTTTGAAATTCTAGGTTCAATAGCTTTTATCCCACGTTTTAACAACTTACCAAAACCATAACCAACACCAGTAGCCTCAGCCGCTCCAGCAAGCATTAATGCTGCACCTAGGGCTCTTTTAACTACATCACCGCCTTCACCTTGATCGCGGCCTTGTGCAAACATCCTTGCACCTTCTTGCATATCCATAAGTCCAAGAGTTGCAAAGTCAGCAATGCCAATTCCTAATGGGTTGCCTGTACCAAAAAACATATTGCTGTAAACACTAGCATTGTTTTCAAACTCAGGCATACGAGCGTCTATCTCTTGCTGTATTTCTTGTTCAGTCAAATTTGGATTTGCTTCTAATAACTCATCACGCAAACCATTTACTGCAAGATCTATAACAAAACTTTTTATAGCAAAGACACCCTCTTCACGTAAGGTAGGATCGTATGGGCCTATCATAGGCTCACCATTAGCTATTGCCGTAGCAAGTTCTTCTTGTGTCATAGGTTGTACTGAGGGTGTCTCTTGCGCTGGTTTCATTAAATTCAAACCAGCTTCTATTTGCTCACCGGTGTAACCTGCTGCCTCTAGATCTGCTACCTCAAATTTTCCAAAATCGTTTTCTAATCTTTTTGCATATGTTGCAACATTTTGTGCTGCTAAATTTAAAGGTAATTCATCAGTGTTGTTGCTTGGCATAACCGGTTGCTTGGGTGCTTCCGACATAACCTCTACAGGTTCTTCACCAATTTTGAAGTAACCGCCTTTATCCATAGGCGTAAGAATTTCATTTGTTTTTGTTTCTGGATTAAAAATACTTTTTTTGTTTTTTATAATAGCTGGATCTAAACCTGCAAACGAAAGCGTTTCTGCTTCAAAATATTTTTCCATTTCTAAATCTGTATCGTTGCTTAATAAATCAGCCATCAAAACAATCCTTGATTAGAGTACTTACCGCGCAATCTTGCTTTAGAAGCTGCAAAAACAGTTCTACGTTGGTCTTGTATTTTTTCTGGCAAAGCATCAAAATATGCATCCATAGATTTAAAGGGATCTTTAGGATTTATAGTTAAACCAGGAAGATTTACTTGTATTGAAGCAATGTCAGCTTCGTATTCTATTTGTAATTCTGCACGATAAGATTCGCCAAATAACTCTATTTGCTTAAGAGCAAACTCTCGTATTTCTGTTCTTGTCATAGGTTTGCCAGCTTCTTGACGCCGCATATGCTCATTTTGTAATTCAAAATCAGCAGCCTCAAATGCAGTTTTAGATGCTTGAGCTAATCTATCGTTACCGTCAGCTGCTTGTTGCTCGTTGTATCGAAAAGATCTTTTTAAAAGCTTAGAGCCCTCGTTAAGAGCCTCATCAGACTCGTTAGAAATTTTCGTATCTAAAGATCTATATTGCTCGCCAGTTATTCTAAATGTATCTGTGTTAAGCTCATCAATGGTAAGTACTCCACGCTCTGCTAAAGAGTAAAGTTCGCTGTAACGTGCTTGGCTACCTTCACCAGCCGGCGCAAACTTAAACTCTGTAGCTCTATCAATCTCTTGATTCATGCGCTCTTGTTGCGTTGGGTTTGCCCACATCTGTGCATTTAAGTAATCACGTAAAATTGTTTTTGCTCGCACTCCAGGTATTGTTTCTGCTTTGTCAGAACCTGTAAGATTATTATAAGCTTGTGGGGTCATTAATTGTTGCATAGTTGTTGCACTGACCTCATCTGCATCTTGAACAGATATGACAAAGTTATACGCTTTAGTGTGCATAGCGTTAATGTCGTCTTCCTGATCTTTTTCTAATTTTTGTTGTGCATCATAAAATTTTAATGACAAGGCAAGATTGTCTTGTATAAGTTTCGTAGCTACATTTCGATCAATGTTGTACAAAACATGCAGCGCGTATGGATCATTAATACCAGTAAGCAACATTGCTTCTTCTTCAGTTATAGTGCCGGCCTTAACTTCATCTTGTAAATCAAGCATTTTAAAAAGCTGAGAAGCTGTATTAGGATCAAAACCGTATGTGTTTGTAATGTAACCAGATGCAATATCAGCACGTAAACTTTGGTTTGCTTCGGCAACTTTTTCAGGATTATATCTATTTCCTTTAACACCTTTGTCTTGATCGTTAGCTAAGATACCAAGTTTAGAATTGTAATTTTCTACAGTTGCGCCTGGCCCTTGTATCAATTCATTTTTAAGTCTCTCCATACGAGCAGCCATTGCTGCTTGTTCAGCTTTTAAAATTTTATCATCAACTATTGCGCGTAATCTAAATCTTGCTGTTATTTCGTTTTGCTCAAATGCATAACTCAATTTTCTCCGCATTGTTTTACTATCAACAGAATTAATAGTTTTATCACGCAATTCTGTCATAAAACTGTTCCATTTGTTTTCACCATCAAGAACATTGTAAATGTCTGTAGAGTTAGATAACGCATACTCAGCTTCAGTCATGCCTTCTTCTATAGCTAAAGCTGCTTGATTGTATTGTGCTTCTTGACCAGCCTGATAGCGCACATTAGCAAACTGTGCTGCACCATTAAGTAATGCTGTCAAAGGTTTTGCTTTTTGTAGCTCTGCATCTGCTAACAGCGAACCATTCATTCTTACTATATTTCTACGCTCAGTGCCTGGTTTTGTTTGCTCAGGTACAGCCTTACTTGTAAAAATAGGTATTCTCATGTTCTTCTAAATGCCCCAGGATTTTCATAAACTGTTGAAGCAGTGTTTGCTAAACTCGTTAATAAAGATGAAGTGCCTTGAGCCCTTAAACCAGCTGCTTGCGCTCCACCCTCCATGCGTGAAAGATCTGCTGCCATTTGCAAGCTTTCTTGTTCATCGTCGATTTGCATGTTTATAACAGAATTATCAAACTCTTTTAATTTTTGTTCGTAATCAAATTCTTTTGCATTTTGTCTCATAATTGCCATAGGAGTTCCTTGGCTCATATCTACACCAGCATATCCAAAACTAGCTTTTGCTGTTCCTTGTATGTCTCTTTCAAATTGTAAAGCCGCTCTGTTTTGCGAAACTAAAAAATTTGCATTATAAATATTTTGTTGTTTTTCTAGTAATTCTATATCGCGTTCAATTATTTTTGCGTTAAAATCTCCGGCTTCTTGTGCTTTAGCAGCGGCTCTATCAGCAGCTTTTTTTGATGAAACAGCAGAAGCAACTTGTAAACCTGTTGATATTAACATTAATGGATTACACATTATTTAACTCACTTATCAAATGTATTCATGCGCGGATAGAACGCAAGAACAGTCATTGGTAAAGGCTGACCTTGTTTTATAAATACACGATCATCGTCATCAAAGCCACCAGGAAACTCAATCTCTTTATCACCAGTAAACATAGGAACAGCAGTATCCATATCCATAGAGCTATCTCTAAAAAATATTCTGTCTACTTCTCCACTGTCATTACCTACTTCAGCACCTACAGTTTCAAAAAATCTTATTGTAATCCCATGCACACGTTTTGGTTTACCTTGGCTAGTACCGTCTACAGACCCAGATTCAATCCTTAATGTTTGCATACTACTGTCATAACCATAACCAACAGCAGCTGTTGTTGATGCAAAGTCTAAACTGATAGCACCATTACTAACTGTTTTATTGGGATGCGATGCACCGTTGCCTAACACTTGCAATGTTTCACCTTCTAAATGATATAATGCAGACAAACTATTTGCTGCACCACCACTGTAAGACAATCCACTATCTACAAAAAATGCACCTGTCGTACTATTACCAAAATCAAATACTTTTAATTTTTCAACATATCTTTTTGTAACACTATTTATTGTACGCTTAACAATCATATACAATTCATCTTCACCAGTGTCTGTGGGTAAAGTAGCAATACTTTCTACAACAGCTTGCCCACTACCAAAAGAACCACCAATAACATGCTTGTGCCAGGCAACTACTTCTTCTTCGCGGCGATACGTTAAACCTAAAAGCGTACCATCAGCCCTAATACACCACACAACACTATCGGGCTCTTGTTGAAAAGCCATTTGAACTAAGCCACCTTCTGTTACGTGTTCTGCTAGAATAGTCATGTCAGGCGCTGAATAACCGCCAGTGTTTACATCACCAACAAATTTAAACTCTCGTATTTTTCTTTTACCTCGCTGGGCAAACAAAGTAACGTCAGCAACTTGTACAGGTTCTATTTGCGCTGTACCATAATTAGAATATTTACGAATAAGTGTTGTTGTTGGTGTAACCGGTCCATCATTTGTTGATGTTAAAACATATTCACCGCCAGACGTACCAACGGTTAGAACTCTAGTAGCTGATAAAAAACGTATAGCGTTAACTTGGTTAGAAGCAATAGTATAGATAAGAGCATCGTTATCACCAGTGCCTACTGTAAAATTATCGTAATCACCATTTTTGCTAAAGAATAATGTTTGTGGGTTATTGTTTGTATTACCAAAAACTAATCTTTGTTCAAAAAACGAAACAACACTTGGTCTATTGTTAGCGCCACTAAGACTTGGATTAGGAGATCCTGTTATGGAAAATGTTGCAAAAGTCCAGTTGTTATGATCGCTTCTTGTTAATGTTCTTATGTCATGTGACGGATGCACAATAAACATAGTATCTGCTGATTGAGCAAATCTTAAATCAAACAAATCAGCTTCTGGATAAGGAGTCGCAACTTCAAATATTTCTGTTGCTGTGCCACCAGATGTGTAAGTTGTAAAATTAGTTGTATTTATAGCAACGCCAAATAGATCTGTTAGCGTAAATGTGTTTGTGCTTGAATTAGCAACTCGATAGTTACGCCCATTAACTTCAGTCATGCCACCTACGTTATCAACAAAAATTTCATCGCCATTACTAAAGCCGTGGCTATTACTGGTCAGTACACCTGGGTTTGCTTTAGTTATTGCTGTAATTGTTTTTGCAGAGCTTGCTAATACTTGTAAATCATTACGATATACACGCATAACTTGATTGCCAAATTCTAATATGTAAGTATCTGACGTTTTAAATTGAAACGGTATTAATCTTGTTTTTACAGAACTAGTTTTTATTTCACCAAGGTATTCTGTACCTGGTCTACGTGTTACACCACCATGAGGCATTACTACCATGTTTGTTAAATCAGACAAACCCTCACGATACTTTTCTATATTAGTGCGGCCTTCTAGCCTTGGACTTATTTCACCTGCTGTAAAAGAACTAAACGCCGGTGCAGAACGTGCCATTATAACCTGCTTTCAATAAAGTCACTAGCCTCTAGGCGTTGCGTTGCGCCCTCTGTTGCATCGTTAAATCGTGCTTCATTAATTTTAGCTTCATACAAAGATGTTTGTATTTGCACCATGCTTGTTGATCCAGTAATTGCATAACAAATCTCAGCAGATAATCTAGCTGCAAGTGCTTCTATCAGACTTGCATCGTAAAGTTGTGTGTCAGTAACTCGTCCAATATATTTTATTTGTGCGCTACCTTCATCGGTTAGCAACTTACGGCCTTCTATAACAAATACCGGACCACCAGTATTACTTGTTATGTTATCTTGTGGGTACGAAAGAGATCCATTGCTAAATTCTAACACACGTAAACAAAAAGGATCTGTTGGAAGAGAATATTGAAAAGCATAACCAAAAGCCGGCGTGGTTGTTTCTTGAGCTAAACTAGCTCTATTTGTTAAACAGTTCCAAGGATGCGCTCTAAAAACTGTATCTCTAACAGATTCGTATCTTTGATTAACAACTCGCGCTGCTTTACTGTTTTCATCTAATGAAGAAATATTAGAAGCGCCTAAATTGTTTAGCGCAAAATTTGCAATATCAACTGTACTTGCCATGTTTACCTATCCTGTAAAAGAAGGGGCGGCGAACCGCCCCAACTTATTTAGTCAACTACATACTTCATAGTAACTTCGATAGTGCCTGTACCGGCAGCACCACCCATAGTTGCAGTAATAGTAACACCATCCTCATTAGCGTCTAACTCTGAGCCTGAGCCTAGAGCAAGTGTTGCAAGGATGTCTACCTTTTGTGCAGACGTTGATGCAGCAGCAGCTTTGTACGCAGCAGCAGCAGCAGCAACTGCTGTGCCTGCTGAGTTTACATAAGCAGCGTGACCAACTGACAAGGTTGTTGATGAACCCAAAGCATCATGTGCTAGTGACCCTTCAAGCAATCTTGCGCCATCTGGTAGAATAAACATTTCAATAACATCACCAGATGCTAATGAAGATGCTTCAAATGTGCCATGAGCTACACGGATTCTGCCGCCAAGCTCATTTGCTTTGTTTTTCACGGCTGGAATAGCTCGTGAGTTAGTGCGTTGTGCTGAAAAAACAGTTGCCATTAGTCAATCTCCTTATTCGTTACACGCAATTTCTACTACTTTAGCTTCTTCCATACGAGTTGCCCCGATGGTTTGGCAGTAATAGACTTGCGTTGAGTATGACTTGTCAGCACGTTCATCAATACGTGCAGCTGGCTCTTTGCCAACAGCAAGCTTCAGACCGTCTTGCGCGAACGCAATGACCTGACGATCAGAGTTTGAATCAGTGTTTAGTCGGTTACTAACTATAAAGTTAAACCCTACAAAACTTGAAATTTCCCCTTGAGCCAGAGCTTTTACGGTGTTGAAATCAGAACTTGTGACAGTTGTGTTGTTCAACAAATCAGAAATCTGTTTTGGTGAAACAACGATGTGCCGTGGGATAGATGGATCAACACTTGCAGCATCTAGCAATTCTTTAGCAGATACTAATTTTGCAATAGTCAGACCAGCAGAACCATGAGCAATTTTTTGCCCTGCTGGTAGCGCGGTTGATGTTGAACCGTCTTTACCTGTTTGCGATGTGCCAAGCGCAGCAGTAATAATAACATCATCCATTGCTCGACCCATAGCAGCAGCAGCTGCACGGCTATATGTTGACGTTGGATCTACAAGCAAACGTACTTTGTCGCTGTCATCAATAAGATCAGCATATTCGTAGTCTGACATTGTAACCATACGTCTTGTATGCGGTGTTTCCACTAATGGTGTATCCGCATGACGCGATGTACGCAGAACAGCAGCAGCTTGTCCTACTTGGTCAAAGAAAGCTTTTTCACCATTAACGCTTTCTGTATCTACTGCATTACGCAGCAAAGAACCCATCTGCTGCGATAGCATTTGGACATTAGCGCTAAACTGGTTGACAAAAGCTGTAGTAATTTGGGTAGACATGTTGTCTCTCCTACTTTTGTTTCAGTTAAAGATTTATGCGCTTGGTTGTCTCTTGCGAGGCCGTGCTGCTACTTAGGGTAGCTACTCCGCTTGATTACAAGCTTGCTAGTGGGCCTTACGGTTATCCACTATAAGAACTCACGAAGTCGTAACGCTGTTTGCACGTACTCATCGTGTTGTGGGTGCATCCTATCACCATATGGGCCATCAAGTCTAGTGATGTCAGCAAGTTGTCTATTTGCTTCCTCTGGTGTCATAATCATTTCCGTAGGTGAACCCTCAATATTATCCTCTCCAATTTGCGTAGCTAAATTAGAAAACATCCTTATTATATCTGGATGATCGCCTAACATGCTACCATCTGCAAGAATTATTTCATCGAACATTTCTGTGCCGCCTAATAACTGATTTGCAGCTAACTGTGCAACCTCTAAACGCTGCTCAAAAGCTTGACCAAACTCTTGTCGCAATTCTTGTTCAGCGGCATACCGTGCTTCTTCTGTGCCTTGAGTAAAATTATCATTCATACTCGTAACAGCAGACTTAACAAAATCCATCATTGTGTTTGCTTGTTGTTTGTTAAGACCAGCAGTCAATGCGTATTCTCTAAAAGAATTAATGTATGAATCATCTAATGGTATATCTTTACTAAGTTCATACTGGCTAGCTTCTGTCGGAGCCCCAAGTTTTGTATATACTTCTCTCCAATCTTCAGCAGTTGCCGAACTGCCTGGTATAGCTACTTTGTCTGCGCCTATCATACGTTGGCCGCTTACATAACTTTTAGCTAATGTGCCTACATCTGTAAAAGTTCTTAAACTTGGCTCGTTGCGAATTTCTTCTGGTAGACTTTCTAAAAAACTAACCGGCGCTGCATCTGCCACTGCACCTTCTTGAGATCCTGTATCTTGGATTGCCTCTTCGCTCATTGCGGTTCCTTCCCTTCAGTCAGCATTCGGACAATTAGCAACACTGCTGCTCGCTGACCTTCATTAAATGATGTTACGTGTGGATTGTCCGAAAATGTTGTTGCCTCATAACCAAATCTTGATTTAAGATCTTGTAATACTTTTTGACCGTCATCAGTGTTAAAGGTACGGCGATAAGAAAGCTTTAATTGTTCTAATTCCTTCACTGCTCTAAACCACCTACTGCTTTAACTAGTGGCGCAACTTGGTTAGCCTGTTCTGCTTGCATCATAATATCTTGCTTTTCATTTTGCTCTTGTAAAGCTCGTTCTTGGTTTCTTCTTATTCTTGCAACTTCTTCATCACTTCTAATTACACGCGCAGGTAAACCTGTTACATCAACTAAATATTGCACCAGCTTGTCACTATCAAGATAATCCATAACAGGCGCTATTTCTGCAACCTGCATCATAATTTCAAAACCTCTAAGCACAGACTGCAAGTCTGTTAGTTTCTGCGCTTTTGCCAATGGCGATACATACTCAATATCAATGTCTTGACCTTGTAGTTGCTCCGGAGCGACAGGGAGGAGGCCGTTCCGGAGCAGCAACGCAAAAGACCGCGAAATCAAAGGCTGCAACAGTTCCGATTGCAACCTGCCTAAGACAGGTCCGAGAAGCCTCATTTTTTCTTCATTGCGCTGCAACACCTCAGTCGCGGTCATGGCTGGGCCTTGTGACATAAGCAACTGATCAACATAAAATGCCTGGCGTATTGCATTACGCCTTTGCTCTTCCATGTTTAAACCTAGCGGATTGTTAGCACCGATCTGCAACGGCTCTAGTCTGTCTCTTGTGCCTGTACGGAAAAAGTTTAGTGCGCCAGGCGTTGTTCTTACCGGTAATACAAAACCATCATCCGGAACCATAAGAGGTGGGTCAATTTGTTTTTGTGCTGCGCGTATTGTTGTTTCAGACATTTTGTTAAGCATCTTAACATCTGGCAGCGCGTTCATCGCCGGTGAACGTCCGTAAGTACTAACACTGTCTTTTACAAAACGTGGAACCATAAACGGAAAATCGTCAAAACCACTTTCTGATAACATATGTTTTGAATCAGCGTGATAATAAACAGACGCTATTGGTTTACCTCTAGATAGTTTTGTTTTTGTTTCCCCTCTGGGATATACAACGTGTACTATTTCATGTTCTTTGTGCGGATCATTTTTAAGATCTTTTGACATTTGCTGAGGTAATTTATCTTCACCGAATCTTTGAGCAGCAGCGCGAACAGTCATTTTAAATTTTCTGTATACAGTATCAACCAGACCGTTTGCATTTTCAGCAACTGTTATTTCTGCTATGTGTCGCGCAGAAAACCTAATCCCATCTTTGTCACCTTCTACCATCAAAGCAGCTGTACCAAAGACAACAAGGTCATAATACAACTCATGTATTTCTTGTTGGAAGTTTGACCGATTAAAAGCTTTGTACATTTGATCCATGCAAAGCTCTAACCACTCATTAGCAATATCATTATTTTGTAATGCTGGATCGCGGTATCGCATCGAGAACCAAGGGGAGCTTGGAGAAGTAAGCATACCATGCAAAGAGGACGAAAGTAATTCTACAGCGTGTACTGCTGTACCGTCAAAAATTAGCTCAGTTCTTTTATCCCCTTGGGTTCTCTTCTTTGTGATGTCAGCTTTTCGCGGTAACATAAAATCCGCAAGCTCTTGCCAATGCTTTTCCCAATTAGATCTTTGCGTTTGTAACGTCTTAAACCTACGGTCTAATTGTGCAATAAGCGGATTTATTTGTACCATTACATCATTCCAATACTATTCATTAAAGAAGGCTTTTTCTTTTTTTTATCTTTACCCATAGCTAAACCGCCATGTGTGCGTCCAGCCATTTTTTGATTAAGTCTTTCTAAAGGATCTACAGTCATATCTGCGCGACGCTTGGCTGGTTGCGATGACCGAGCCCCCATTTCGCCAGCAATATTTTTTCTGCTGTACATCATGCAATCATTTGACCCATCAATGATCTACGTTTACGTGTAGGTGCTTGCGCTAATAAACCTTGCGGTGTGGTTCTTACTGTACTGCGCCTACCTTTTGTAGCAGCATCAGCAACTTTTTCTTCTGCTTCTCCACCAGCTTCAGCTATTATTTCAGCAGCCTCAGCCTCACCACTAGCAGCAGTACCAATACCAACATCTTTATCTTTTGTAGGGGCTTGTACTTCACCAGTTGTCATTTCTGGCGGCATTGGCATTTCTGGTATGTCAGCCGCAGCAGTTACTTCTGGTTCTGGCTCAGGTGCTGCAACCGGTGTACTTCTGTCAGACGCTGGTCTGCCAAAAATATCTTTTCCAATATTTTTCATTGCTTCTTGAGATCTTCTTTGCCTATCTTCTAAATCTCTAAAGTAAGCTTGGTTTTTAGGTTTCATACCTAAATCCATTTGCAAATCATCTAACGCTGAATTTTTTGGCGCTTGCGAACCAGAAAATTTTCCAGTTGCTATATCTTGTTGCTGACTTGGCGTTGGCCCACTACAAAAACCACCCATTATATTAAATCCTTCTGCATAGAAAGCCCTACCGGACTATAACCCAGGCGCTGCAATAGTAACGCGCCCCTTTCACTATTTATGCCAGATGTTGCACCAGTGCAAATGTTTGCTGCTCCAACACCTCGCGCCCATTCCTCAAACATCTTCATCAGCCGCACCCCTATCATGCCGCCTCTATACTCAGGTATAACATACCAGATATAATCACCGGCGACTAGTGTTTTTGAATATGGGTAGTAATACGCCATGCCAACAAGACATCCAACTAATAAATCATTATCCCAAGCAGTGAATATATCACTGTCATCCATATCAATACGTTCTTCTATCCATTGTTGCATTTTGTCAAAATCAAATTTTGCAAATCGCTGCCAACTTTCCGCATGAAACATTTTGCAAACTTCTGTAACCTCAGCAGCATCAACATACCTGGCTACCTTATACCTAAGCTGCAAAGGGGTCATAATCTGACATCGCTTGCATTTGCGGCGCTTTCATCATAGGCCCACTTTCCCTGAGCCCTACAGCAAAATATCTAAATGCATCAGCTGCATGAGATGACCAATCATGCACCGGATTGGCTCTAAAAGATCTTGTCCTATCATTATAAGATCTATGATACTGGCGCAAACACTCTAAACCCTGCTTGCACTTCTCACGATCAAACCACAACCTAGGTATCAACATCTGCGCTGCATGTATCCCATCCTCTATAGGAAGCTTAGGAACCACCCTAAAATTTAATCCTAGATCCCAGGCTACTTCCCTTCGGCTCTTACCACTACCCAACTCACGCACCTCTATATCGTGCGGCGCGTTATGCGTACCATACAAATAATTTTTCTGATTTAAAATTTGACAGTAATGCGGCAAACCCTGATTTCTATTCTCATAATAATCTATAACATGTACAGCCCTGCCAACCGTCTGCGTATACCAAATCGATGTCGAGTCACCAATGCCTAAATCCCACCAGGTGTCTACCTTGTGCGCTGGATCATAAGGCACATTAGATACCCTGCCACTCATCGTAGCTTCTTCTAACTCTTTACCATAAATAGAACCTGGCACATTCGCATTCCAACTACACTCAAACTCTTGCATATACTGATCATGGGTCATCATACCCCTAGCAGCATCTAACTCTTCCTTGTCCAACAACCCTGTCTCAGAAGCTTTATACACCGCACTTAACCAATCTTCATCAGAAGACGCCTGTTCATAATAATCAAAAAAAGCATTATGACCTTTTGGCGTACCTACAAATATACAAAACCCCTTACGATCAGATAACGCCGGCCTCAATACTTCCGGAAACACATTCTCAGGCATGTCAGCAACCTCGTCCATAACACAACCATCTAAATATATACCACGCAAACTATCAGGGTTTTCTGCACCAAGTAAGCTAATCCTACCG